TGTAGGACGATTTGGTGTTGATAGTGTAGTAGATGGAAAGACTCCTGACGGAGTAGCATACACTTGGAACAAGGCAAGCAGAATCGGCCGAGTAAAGAAAGAACGAAATGGCTAATAAAAAACAAGGTAATTTAACAGCACCTCCACAATGGTGGAAACATTTGAAAGATTGGAAGCGAATCTTTTGGAAATCTGAAAGACAAGCACAAAAGAGAGATATCTCTAAAAGAGAAAAGGAATAATATGCCAGCAGTATTTTTAGTTAGTGACACACATTTTGGCCATGCCGGAGTGTGTAGGTTTACAGAAGCAGACGGGGTGACAAAGATTCGCCCATGGACTGATCCAAATGAAATGGATGAGGAAATGATTAAGCGTTGGAACGACACAGTTCGTCCAAACGATAAAGTATATCACTTAGGTGATGTAGTTATTAATCGTAAAGCATTACCAACTATGGCTCGCTTAAACGGAGATAAGGTTTTAATTCGCGGCAATCACGATATCTTCCGTGACGATGAGTATAGATTATACTTTCGTGAGTTAAGAGCATATCATGTTATGAACGGAATGATTTTAAGTCATATCCCAATTCATCCCGAATCATTAGGCCGTTTTGGAGTTAACATTCACGGACACTTACATTCAGGCAGAGTAATGAGTGATGGCGTAGTTGACGTTCGTTATCATTGTGTTTGCGTTGAGCAAACCAATTTTACTCCTATTTTATTTGAAGATGTTATCAAACGTATTGAAGCAGAAGGTGGGTCAGTTGGCTTTAGAAACGGCAATGGCCCAACTATGTGATAAATAAAAGAAAGAGGTACCCCATGACAGTCAATAGAGCATCTATGGAAGCAGCAGCAATTCAGCAGCATCATGCATTGGTTCGTAATGAAGAACGACACCAAGAACTGCTATCCAATGACCGTCATGTAAAGGAACGTCTTAGGGACAACGAACTTCACAGAATAGAAGCCAATCGTCGGATGATGCGGTCGGGACAAAATGTAGATAAGCTAGCGTAGGACTTTCGGGTCTTACTTTTTTGGATTTAATTTAATTTTATAATATACGTATAAATAAGAATATCATGTTTCAATTTATAACAGACCTTTCACACACACTATTAAGTTTTATAAAAGATGACCCTGTCCGCCCTGAAATTCCTAAAGATTTTAGAGTAAGTGATGGTAGAGTTGTTGCAGCATTAACTGATGAAGAACAACAACCAGAAGCAATGGTTTGTGTTAGCTTCCATGACTTTGTTCCCGAAGATGTTGCAGGTTTGCATAAAACTGCTCAAGTGCCTACAACGGCAATATTCTATACTATCTGGAGTTACAAGAGTGGTAAAGGTAAAGAATTGCTTTACAGAGCAGTAAAGGGAATACAAGAACAATATCCTAGTGTTACTAGATTTGTGACATTGAGTCCCAAGACAAACATGGCCCGTAGATTCCATCTAAAGAACGGGGCTATCATTTTGCGTGAGAATATAGATACAACCAATTATGAGTATCTAACCGAAATCCCCAAAGAAATCCCAGAAAATAATACTTGACATTAAATGGTTTTGGGTCTATAATATAGGATTAGACGGTTGAAACTTGACATTAACACAATGTCATAGTATAATTTCTAATTAATAGAAAGTTAAATTATGTCTTTATTTACGGGTTTGATAGCAAACACCTATAAGTGTTCTATTTGTGATATAGACAAAGAAAAATCTGATTTTTTGTTTCATCCCACGCTGAATGTTCAACTTCATACATTCTGTAATGATTGTAGTGATAAACATTTAATTGAACAAGCAATGACTACTTGTTCTGTTTGCAAAATTTCAAAAGATGAAACACATTTTCAGCATTATGCCACACGGTTCAAACGTAATGGCATGCGTTTGCGAGTTAATACAAATTGTGATGAATGTTTAAAAAAAGAATCAAAAACTTTAAGAGCAATTAAAAAAGATAATCCGCCCCCACCATACTTAACACCTTGCCCGCAATGTAGTAAAATAGTGTACAAAAAATCAGAAGATATCCCTGATGGGATTGACGGTACCAACGGACCATGGCAATGTGATCACGACCACAAAACAGGTGAATTTCGTGGCTACTTGTGCAAAAAATGTAATACTGGCACCGGTCTCATTGGAGACAACGCGGATTATTTTAAAAAGGCATTGACTGAGAAAAAGAAAAGAAAAAAGAACAAATGAAATATAATAACCCAATTAACTTTACTATTTCTAAATAGTAGTATATAATACATACATGACCTACAAATACGCCCTCATTGATACTGCCAATACATTTTTTCGTGCCCGTCACATTGCTGCACGAAGTAGTACAGTTGACGAGAAAATCGGAATGGCAATTCATCTCACATTAGCAAGTACTAATCAAATCGTTAAACGTTTTGGAATTGATCATGTTGTGTTCTGTACCGAGGGAAGGTCATGGCGTAAGGACTTCTATAAACCTTATAAAGCCAATCGTGTTGTAGATACAATGTCTCAAACTGAGGCTGAGGTTGAAGAAAATAAAATGTTTTGGGAGGTGTATGCAAATTTTATAACCTATCTCAAAGACCGCACAAACTGTAGTGTCCTGCGTGATCCTAAGGCTGAGGCTGATGATCTCATTGCCCGCTGGATTCATTTGCATCCAGAAGATGAACATTTTATAATTTCAACAGACAGCGATTTTTACCAATTAATTTCTCCCCGTGTAAAACAATATTCGGGTGTCACTGGTGAATTGATTACACTTGAAGGCTATTTTGATGATAAGGGTCGTCCAGTCAAAGATAAGAAAACTAAAGAGCCTAAACTATTAGAGGATCCACAATATCTGCTATTCAAGAAGACCATGCGCGGTGACGCAACAGACAACGTATTCAGTGCTTTTCCCGGGGTGCGTGAAAAAGGTTCAGCAAAGAAAGCTGGATTGATTGAAGCATATGCTGATCGCCATAAGCAAGGCTACACCTATAACAATTTGATGTTGCAACGCTGGTCCGACCATGAGGGGGTTGAACATCGTGTGCGTGACGATTATGAACGCAACCGAACCCTCATAGATTTGACAGCACAGCCCGATGATATTAAATTGTCAGTAGATACAAACATCCGTGAAGGTGTGCGTAGAACTAATGTTCCTCAAGTGGGCCTACACTTATTAAAATTTTGCGGGAAGTATGAACTTAATAAAATTGCGGACAACGCAGAAACTTATGCTAGGTGGCTTAACAGTCCTTATGTAGGAGTATTGAAATGAATAACAGAGTAAGAGAATTAATTAAAGAACATGGAAGTGATTCTAGTGGTAAGTGGGTAGCAATTGATAAAGTACATTTTATTGCCGAATTGATTGTTGAGGAATGCTTGGATATTTTAGAAGATGAAGATGACGGTGAGATTCAGGGCAAAAGTGCTCGCCTTGCTGCATTAAGGATCAAAAAACATTTTGGAGTAGAAGAATGAAATTTAAAATTTGCGGAATAGATTACGAAGTAAAATATAAAACCTCAGAGGAAATGCAAGGCACAATTGGTCTAGCACGATTCAATGACCAAGAGATTTGGATTGGTAATCAATTTACTGAACAAACTAAAAAGATTGCACTATGGCATGAAGTATTACATATACTAGACCATGCTTATAATCTTAAAATGACCGAAGAACAGGTTAAGTTTCAAACACATGCATTAATTGCACTAGTAGAAGATAACCCGGATGTGTTTAAACCTTGAAGGAGCATAAAGATTTCATTTTAGGATTTTTAATTAGTACTATACTTTGGTTGCTATTACTAAGTCAAGTGGATATTCCTGAAATGATTATTGTACATAAAAATATTTGCACAAATATAATAAAGAGTTAAATTATGACGTATATAACTAACAAATATAATAATGTATTCCTACCCAATGAAGAGGGAATGATTGAGTGGCTTAATGAGAATTATCCACACAGTAAATACAGAGTAGTATCAATTAAAGGATAAAAAAATGAAAACATTAACTAATTTCTATAAAAACAGAACAACAGTATTAGCCGCAGTAATCAGAGATGCAGTACATAATTGGAAAAATAATTCGGGCAATCAAACATTTAAAGATGTTCCACAAGGGTTTGATTCATGGTCAACAACAACACCTCCAATTGGTGTTAATAAATATCATCTCAATATTGAAATACAAGAACTTGCTTCAATGGTTGAAAAAGAAACCAATAAAGTAGTTGCAAATGCTTGGGGCAATATTCATAAAACAAACCAGTGGTTGGGTGGGCATAAACATAACAATAATAAAAAAATCACATTGGTAGCTACTTACTTTGCGCAGGCGCCATCTACTGAAGTATTAACTTTTGCTGACCAAGATTTGCCTGTAAAAACTAATATGTTAGTAATCTTTGATTCAAGTTTATTACATGGTATAAAACCACTTGAACGAAAAAGTGATTGTGTATCAATAACTTTTGAATTAGTTGACAAATGATTAATTTTCATTGCAAACTTGATAATCCATGGAGTGACCGTTGGGATTTTCTTTGGTCTAAACATAGAATGATTGCCAAACACAAAGCCTGGGAATTAGGTGTATATCGTACAAATACTATTGTTGAATTATATTTTCACTATAGAATAAGATGTGACCATGCTGGAGTTAAATTTATGTTTAGTTTATTTGGTTACACTATTGAATTAAATTTATACGATACCCGTCATTGGGATTATGATAATAAAACTTGGGGCACATATGCGGAATCAAGCTGAATACTTTAAAGAAAATCGTCATGTAGCCAAATATGAATTTGGTGAACGTATCTTTGGATATTGGAATAGCATCCCGTTCGTAGGTACGATTGGCAATGATACTGTAATCAACGAAACAACTGGACCACAGTTTAGCATTCATTTAGATTTACCAATATGCTTTGAGAATACTACTTATAATGTTATAGTAGATAAACAAAGTAATTTTAAAAAGATTACAAAATTAATAGAAATGGAAGAAGATGTCAAAACCACTAATCGCAAAACCCGTAGTTAAAGATCAGTTCTGGATTGTTACTGATGGCAAAGAAAAAGTAGGAAATGTAATTGCCGATGGGTCTGGATTTGAAGTAAAACTTAACGGTAATAAAACTCATTTTAAAAATACTAACGCAATTAAAAAGCAAACCAGTATTCAGTTTGAAACATCTAAAGTAGAAAAAAGTAAAAAAGAATTACCCTTCAATGAATATCCAACAACAAAGAAGGTATTCAATTCTATACTTGATATCAAACGCAAGATTCACCTATTCACAAAAACACAAAAAAGCAAGTGTTTTCACGCTGCAGGATGGTATGTTTTGTTTCAGGGAGATGAACCTGCTGTTACATTTTGCCCTAAATACATCTTTATTCAACGTTATGAGTATATAGGTCCGTTCAAAACAGAGGATGAGGCAAAAAAACTGATAAATATCTAATGATTCATATCAAACGATTTATTGATAGGGTAGCTAATATTGAAACTAGACAAGGTAAAGATGTGGTTATTCCATTATCTGATGCCCGTGGGCTACGTGACGAATTAGCTAAATTATTAGTGGATCACTATGAAAGTACTGAAGGAAAGAAAAACACTTCCGAAGTTATTCAAGTTGAAGTAATCGGAGGTAAATTTTAATGAGTAGAACACAACCAAAAGTATTATTGGAACTTGTAGATAAGGTAACGTACAAGTGCGATCAAATTGTAGAAGCCAGTGGCATATGGGCTGTATTCTATGATGGCCAACCTATAAACTTAAAGTCACAACACTATCAAGATCCAGATGCTACTCCCAAGTATAAGAAAACAAGTTTTAGTAATCCTGGACATGCACGTAATCTTTGTCGCAAACTAAACACCCAATTTAAAACAGATAAATTCACTGTTGTGTTTATGAATAATGGTACTACTGTGTACCCAGATGAGTGATAGAAAAAAACTAAAATACACTATCACTAGAGCAGTTATGGATCAACTGCCTAGCAACAATATCCCAATTGAAACAATCATAAGCGATTGGTGGTTCACCAAATCAGGTGATAGCCTACGCCTGACCCCACAGGGTGATATAATGTTTAGACAAGCACAGATAGAATATTTTGACCTACCAGTTAAAGTTAAGAAAACCAATTGGTATAAGTTTCTAACTGAATGTAATAAGAAAATTAAATGTCCATATTACTTTAGTGTAAATAAAAATACAGAATCGAAAGAACCATTCATCAGATTATATGATAGTAAGATAGCAATGATGCTAGCACTATATGGTGATATAGAAAGTTATTTAGAATCAGTGAGGATACGACAATGACAGAAGAAAAGAAAAGCAAGAATCCATTCATAGCAATGGCACAAGAAGCTAAAAAGAAAAACGCAGCAGCACATCCTGGGTTAGGCAAGGCTCCTAAGAGTCAAGGACCTAAAGCAAACACTAAGGGATTCGGTGGGGCAAATGTTACACGTAGAGCGGGGCGCGGTGGTTAATACCAATCACCCTCATTACGCATACGTTTAATAAAAGACAAGTAATTACTACATACACCGAAGCAACGTAGGTGTACTGTAGAATACATTCCTCTATCCTGTATCTCAGGTAGAAATATAACACTACTATTGTTTATGGCAACTGTTCCAGGGGTAATGATCTTCCCATTACTTGCGGTTACAGGAGTACTTTCTGTGTCGGTTGGGAACCAAAAGTAATTTGGATAGTGTTTACTTGGCTGAGTTACTATCCAAGATTGCATATCACTATTCATAGCATTGAGCCAAAATCGAGGACCTTGAAGATATTTTTCAGTTACTTGTGTTATGGGTTGATCCACCCCCAAATAGAGTATTCCATTATCACGCCAAACGTTGACCATAGTACTATATCCGGCATTCATTGATTTGGTTATTTGTTTTGGGGTACAGGCATCTTCAAAATTGGTTCCGTCGTAGATGCCCTGATAAGATATATATTGTAAACGCATTTAGTATTTATCTTGTCAACGGAACTAGTGTCTACCGCGTTATATATATATGCGAGACAATAATCAATCTGATTACTACGATGAATCGAAAAAGGATAAAACCGAACCGTTTCAGGAACAGTATTTGCCCACTAGTTATGATTGGAGATTATCCAATTGTGATGAAAGGCGTAGTGGTCCATGTAAGATCAAGGATGAATATGTTAAGCATAAATTTCATTAACACTAAAAGGAAACTTAAAATGAAAAAAATCGTTACTCTTATCGCTACTTTGGCTGTTACTGCTGCGTTTGCAACTGAGCCTGCTAAGG